GCACATTGTTGTGCTCTCTCGGCAAGATCTCTTGCTTAGACTTTTGTCTCCCTGTCGACGGTTTCCGTTCCGGATATAGGTGGGTTATATGGCAAATACGCGGACCAGGACATTTGATCAACGGGCAGGTTTGGTAGGAACGTATATTACATTCCCCCCTTTCCCTTCCGTTACTGTCCAGTCAGCGCTTGCCGGGCCTTCGGGTACTTGTACAGACACTGTAGGCAATAGGAAATCTTCCAATGCCTTCAACTGTGTGCGCAAGGAAACCTGGCTCCCTACCTATTCGGGCATCTATCCGAAGTCTGGTACCCCGACAAAGCAGTTGATCAACTGCCCGTCGGATTACCACCCCTCGGAGCCCGTTCCAAGCTCTAAGTTTGCTGACCTAACTACGTTAGATCTCAGCAACCTTGCTTGGAGTTCTTTAGCCGCAACGAATCCGAATGTTCCACAGTTTTCTGTGCCTACATTCATCGCTGAGCTAAAGGACATTCCGGGGCTAGTCAAGGATTGGGGCGGTAGCCTTCTCAGGAAGGTTGCTAAAGGCCACTTAACGTGGCGTTGGGCCCTTAAGCCTATGATTAGCGACATCACGAAAATGGTTAACTTTGTCTCTGCTGTGAATCAGCGGATCGCATGGTTAACTCGGATGCGTGATGGGGACGGAAAACTAAAGCGAAGGGCTAACATACGTTCCAACTCGAATCAAGACACTCCGACAACAGTTCAACTGAAGTCGGTTGGTGCCTTCATTCAGGGCCGTCGCACCTGTATCTATACCGAGAAGGTATGGTGTACAGTCCAGTGGAAACTGGCTCCTGGTGCTCGTATTCCGAATCCATCAGCTGAGCTAGAATTTCTAGCTCGTCGTCTGGTGTTGGGAATTACGACCCATGAGGCGTTGGCTACTCTTTGGGAGATTCTCCCTTGGAGTTGGTTTGCGGATTGGTTCCTTGGTGTTGGTACTGTTATCAGTGCCACCAACAATACCGTACCGCTCGTATGGGGCGATGTCTGCCTGATGCGCACGCGCACCGCGCGTGCTAACATTCAGGAGATACCGTCTGCGGACACTGCTTGGTGTCACTCCTCTGGAGTACACCGGCAGAGTCAGGTGATCAAGGAGAGATTTCTCCCCTCGATCGTCCTACCCTTCACTCCGTCGGTACTTCCCATTTTAGATCTTGGGAAGTGGTCGATCCTAGCGTCTCTAGCTGTTCTCAAACGCTAGATGCGTTTGGGGTCAGTTAGTTCGTTAGGAGAGTTCCTATGCTTGGTTCGACTTTCGTTCTCGGATTGGCGAGTGGGTCTCAGACCCTTCCTCTCGTGAATCAAGATGCTTATAGCTCGGAGTATCGACTCCGTGCTTCTAGCAAATTGTACCGGGTGCTTGTTCGGCACTCGTCCGTTAATCGGACGGGTTCCGACGGCGTTGTTCAATCGTATGACCGCCACAACGTGGAGGCCTCGATTACAACGTTCGCAACCAGTACAGTTCCTGAATTCACGACCAAGGCGTACTTTGTCATGGAGCAATTGCCCGTTGACACAAACGTCGAGGTTCAGGATGCTCTCTCCGATTGGAGTATTGCATCCACGAATGCCAATCTGGTGAAGATCCTTGGTTGGGAATCGTAAGATTCCTATCCATTGATCCACCGAAAGTCCAGCCTGCGGCGTGGGACATTTCAAAGGTTAACTTTGTATGTCTAAGAGCCACGTGCTGGAACTCGTGCAGGTATACGAGGCTCTCTTCAGAGATGCTCTGTGTACCTACCCGACGCTGGGAGATGAGTTCAAGATGGATCTTGCTCGTCTCCTTAGACTCGTTGAAGAGAGAGGGATACACTTTCTATGTGTAGATCTCCCTTCTGCCTGTAAGCATCTAGATAGGTGCTTGTCAGACGGCCTTTACAGTACTTCTGGTTTACCCGCCACAAGGCGTGTATCCGGAAGGGTAGTGATCCCGGTCTTTCTCCGGGGACTCTACCTAAAGGTGTTTACCGAGTCGGGTTGCTTGAGGAGCGATTACGATCATGAGGCTATTCTGTTTCTTCGCCAGATTCTTCTGGTTGGGAAAAAGGTTGACCTTGATTGTAAGCCTCGCGAAGTCTTCAAAGCAATTGAAGAATTCGTTGAGGTTGACAATCTTCTACCAGAACCTGATCAGTTCTGGTCCGAGGATTGCCCTAGTGATAGCTATCCTATCGAGTTTGCTAGCTTTGCTAGCTACTTTGATAGTTTAGAACACTCGGGTAGTGCTGATAAGGCACTGTCGGTCGCGTTCACGAACCTAGATAGGATATCTGGGCTCGTGAGTTCCGCTCTTGGGCCGTATCGGCCTTCGGAGTGGAACTTCAAGCATGGTCCTGGCGCAATTTCCGAGAGGACCGGTCCAGTTAACAAGTATCACTTTGTTAATTGGTCGGAACGATTGGAAAGCGCTTACCCTCTGGCAGATTGTGGTTTTCATAACCACCTGTCTTGGGTAGACGCGTGTGATACCGTACTTGAGCCTGGTTCTTCTGAACCATTCTCTCGTATGATATCTGTTCGGAAGACCCTCACGAAGCCACGGCTAATTGCCGCCGAGCCTAGTGAGAACCAGTGGTGTCAGCAAAATCTCTGGCACTACTTTCGTGAGCGATCTGAGGCTACTTGGCTTTCAAGTTTTATTTCCTTTGGAGATCAAACTTTGAACCAAAAGCTTTGTATCGCTGGTTCCCGAACTGGTCAGTTGGCTACAGTGGATCTTTCTGCTGCCTCCGACCGACTAACGTGTCACGCTGTTCAGTGTCTGTTCCAGCACAATATTGGGCTGTTGCAAGCACTGAGAGCGTCGCGTACCCGCTATCTCCATCAGTCAATACATCCGGGTCTCCCGGAACTGATGGCGTTGAGAAAATTCTCAACAATGGGTAGCGCCTGTACCTTTCCTGTGGAGTCGCTTATGTTCTTGGGTGTAGCGCTAGCAGCTGTCCTATCTACTAGGAAGTTGCCAGTTACACCTTCGAACGTCGCTTCTCTTTCCGGAGAGGTGGCAGTCTTCGGTGATGACATTGTCATCCCCGTCGACAGTCGGGTCCTGTTTTGTAGGATGCTTGAAGTATTACACTTCAAGATCAACGATTCTAAGACTTACTGGACTGGGAAGTTCAGGGAGTCTTGTGGCGTTGACTCGTATGCCGGTGTACCTTGTACACCTGCCTACTGGAGAAGTCCTACGACCAGGAGTCCAGACTCGATAGCTAGTAAGGTTGAGGTGACCAATAACTTCTATTTGAAGTTCTTTGTTCACACGGCAGCCTTCCTCGCGTCGACCGTACGTCGGGAGTATCCAATTCCCAGCGTATCCGTCGAGTCTGGTGTTTGTGGCTTCAAGTCCTTCTTAGGTCCTCATTCTAATCGTCATAAGACGAGGTTGAATGGTGGCCTTCAAAGGATGGAGATTCTTATACCCCGGCCTACGGCCGTAGTAAAAAGATCGCCAGTCACAAACAGCACCGCGTTACTTCAGTATTTCACTGAAGATCCCTTACCGGGAACCCCTTGGGTTCACGGCGTAACGCAGCGTCCTGTCCAAAGGGTTCGGACAGGGTGGGTACCTCTGGTAGACCTCGGGTATTGTGCCGAGACCGTTCAGAGGGTTCAATAGGGTAGGTGGCT